ATCAAAGTATTTTTTGTAATTTAGTAATTTTGCAATTTTGTAATTTTGCAATATTGTAATTTTATAATCAAAGTAATTTTAATTTTGTAATTTTGTAATTTTGTAATTTTGTAATTTTGCAATTTTGTAATATTAATGGACTAAGCTTATTCGCTATTGCATGTGTCAACGGTAATTTGGATATTGTTAAATATATATATAATACGATTTCTGTTAATTTGGATAATTTGGATAATTTGTATACGAATAGTAGTAGTAACAAAGAACCAACAATAGATTTGATTTGTGAAAGTGGTAGGTATAATGTCGCTTGTTGGCTTGCTGAGCTAGACGAGAACCAAGTAAATATTTCCGAATGCCAGAGTGATTGTTCAAACACATTTGGACAATATCAAAAAAAAACAAAATGATTGAAGATCTTATGTCTAAATTGGCAGTTATAAGTTGCCAAACGTCATCAGATGATGGATCTTTTCATGAAAGACGCAGAAAAGTGTGTTATTAAGACATTACAAAGAAGAACCCAAAGAAGCAATAACGAGAGAAAAAGCACTTATAGATATATTCCTTTGGAGTCACTTGGGTCACTTGGGTCACTGGGATTCATCTTCTGATGAATCATCTGATATAGTAATTTTCTTAACTTCTGAGCTAACTGGATTTTGTTTCAAATACAATTGAATAATATTATTGTGATGATGTCTATCATCATCATTTAAATTTTCCTTAAGAAGCTCTGACATTGAATCCTTATACATTGCATCAGAAACTGTTCCGTATTTTGCCTGCAATTTCTTAAGCTTATTCTTGTGTGAAGTTTTAGTTTTAGAAACAATATCTTTGACAGTATCCTCAGGCTTTGGTGCATTTGCTTGCTCTTTCGCAAGTTTATCTTGTTCTTTTTTGATACGTTTTTCCTTAAGATATTCTTTAGAAACTTTCGATGAACGTGATTTACTACTGTGATTGATACGCAATCGCAATTTCTTTGCAGGTGATAGATTTTCATCAAGTGGAGTTATAGTATTTTGAAGATTAGCAATTTGAGCCATAAGTGTAGGGTTTTTGCTCAATTTCTTCATTGTTTTTGCATCAAGTTCCATTTATTAATTTGATAAATGATTATATTAACTGGTAATTAAATGTTTAATATATTTTTTTACATTTTTTATTTTTTTACTTATTACTTACATATGAATATTTGGAGGACGTTCGTCCCCCAAGATTATTCATATGTCTGTGTCCATAGAATGACATTTTTCAAGTAATCAAACTCTTTGAAGAAAGTGACAATTTCATCTTGCTTATACCTTGGGCTAAAGTGCATTAAAATAAATTCATTATCTGGATGATCAACAACAAACGGGCATAAGTCTTTCCAATGGATATGCTTCTTTTTAAGTGCTTGATCATAATCATCATCTAATATAAATGAGCACTCAATAATAATAGTCTTGTAAGTGTAAATTTCACTATTATATAAAGGTGTTATCCAAGTATCTCCCATATATATGAATTGTCCAACTGTGTATTCTTCATTAAGATCTACTCCAGATTTAGCGAGAGCACCTAGATCTTTTTTAGGGATGTCTTTATACAATGGATTTAAACGTCTCCTTACTTGAGATACACCGTAACCAATTGAGTCTATTGAATGATCCATTTCATACGTTTTAACAATAATTTTTGTTTTCTGGAAAGTAATAGATTGATCTGCTTCTAATCCATAGAGATTGTACATATTATTATTAAATTCGTCGGTCATAAATGTTAATTTAAACATACCTTCTATGTATCCATTAACATATTGTTCTGCTTTGATCGGACAATATATATCAATCTTCTCTTCATTTGTTGTATTGTATAAATGAAAAGGCAAATTTGCTATATGATCAGAGTGCCCATGTGTTATTAGAATCTGCTTTGGATTATAATTTGCAGATAATCCTGCATCAAGCATTAAACTTAGTTCAGGTATGTAGAAATTTGTTCTGTAGCCTGCGATTGAAAATCCATGCAATGTCCAATCTGTATTTTTTAGTTTGTATGGTTTTCTATCTGCCCATGCCCTATACAAGTAATTCATGTTTTTTCCTTTTTTCTATTTTCTCTTTTTCTCTTTTTCTTTCTATTCAAGGTAAATTTTTTATAGCGAGGGGGTAATGGGGACAGCTGTCCCCTAATTTTCAAATTTAGATTCATCAATTACATCATCTTTAATATTTAATTTCTTCTCAAGTGCATTAATTTTTAGAGTATTATTTCTTTCATTCTTTTGAGCATAATTTTTAAGAGTATGAAATACTAATGATAATGAACTTATAGAGCCTATTATATCTGTCATATAATCTGCTTTTAATTGATTATTAATAAATGACAAGATAGTAATTATACAAGTTAGCAAGATTATAATATTTGATATATAGTCAGCAATTTTATCCCATTCACCTCTTTTATCAAATGCTCTTTTTAAATCGTTCCAATATGATGGCAAAATTAGGTTATTTATTATTCTTTCTCGAAATGTTTGTGGAACATCAGGTATAGGCGTATTATCTATTGTCGATGTTTTTGAGGCGGTATCTTGCTTATCTTGGTCTTGAGAAGGAATATTAATTGCTGTTTGCTCATGACCATGATCATTATTAGGACTAGGATCAGTTGATGATTCCATTCTTTTTTTTTGAGTTATTTTAAGTTATTTTGAGTTTTTAGGGTTTTTTTAAAGTTAATAAGTATTTTTTAAAATTAATAAGTATAGAAATGGTCGATAAAATATTAAAAGATTGGAAAGTATTTATTGAAACATTGTTAATTCCAACCATTACAAAGTGTGGCGAAGTTTTGGAAGGATCTATTTACTCTCATCATTTAGATGAGAGTATTTCATATGCAGAAAATTTCCTTAAAAAACAAGAAAATATAATTAATACAACAAAATATCTAAAAAAAGATGCGAAAATCCTTGAAAATGGATTCAATAGTGGATTTTCTGCATTATTAATGTTGTTATCACGTCCAGATATAGTTTTAACTTGTGTTGATATTGGATATCATTCATATGTTCGCCCTTGTTATGATATAATAAAATCACATTTTGGTGATATAGAATTAATTTGATAATAGGCGACAGTACAGTTCAAGTACCATTGATTAAACAAAAATTTAACATGATTCATATTGATGGAGCTCATGATTATGAAACAGCAAAGAAAGATATTAAGATTGTATGAAATTGGCTAAATCAAAATACATCATAATTATGGACGATACAAATCTTCCTTATCTTGATAACTTATGGACAAAGTCAGTAAAAAAATATAATCTTAAAGACGCAAGTATGTATTTTACTGTACGTAACACTCAGTATCATTCTTTATTTTTGCTCTAATATGCTCTAATGTGCTCTATATTTAGAAAGGAGGATTGTAAAAATCACTCATGAATATACTTGGATATATCTTATCCCTAGTAACTGGATGATTTTCAATGCAATAAAACACTTCATCGTAATCGGTTTGTCCAATATCATGATCAATGTATGGAGATACATACTTCTCGAGGACATGTCCATAAGCACACCTCTTTGGACATTCATTGTGTATCCACTTCTTATCATAAAACACATTAGGATTAGGCTTGTCACACCTTTCACATACGTGCCTCATAGCAATAGAGCGAAGTTCTAATTGTGACATGTCCGTGTCTGTATCGATGTAGTCTTCATCATAGATGTAATCATCATCGCTGTCTGCATCATCAGTATCGTCACCAAGATCAACAGGATCAACAAGGTCAGCAACGTCAACAAGATCAACAGGATCAACAGGATCAACAAGATCAGTAGGATCATCATAGTCAGAGTCGTCATGATGTTGACAACAATCACCAGTGCATGCCATTCTTCTTTTTTGTCCTTAGAGAAGCGCCATCATTTTCGATTCAACTTCGAAATTTTTGATCATTTTTTTATTAGATAACATATCTAGGCCAATTTATATCATATAAATGGACAACGTACTGTCCACGTAATCCCTCAATATCGACAATATCATCATTAAATAGCTCACTATTATTTCTATGTCTTATCGGCATTTTGATACCATTCTTTGGATTATATGCATAATAAGAATAATTACTGCGTCCATTGTACTGTCCATACAATTGTAACATCTTATCAGGATGTTTACCTTTTACATCTCTAAGATATCCCATTATTTGATAACCTCCGGGGCCTATTACTGGAGATTCTCTTAAAGGAGGGTTGAATGGATTAAGAGGATTATTAAGGGGATTACTAAGGTGCTGTGACTCTCTTGATATATATGGAATATGTCTACTTAAATCTATCCCGTTTGCTGATAAAGTTATAGGATTAAGATGTCTAGGTCTTACTCCATAATCCCATCTTAGTGGATCTTTTGATTGTGATGCTATATCTGCTTGACGTTTTTCTTCTTCTGTTATGTTTGTATTATAGTTATCAGGAAGAGTTCCAAATCCGACACCACCATTTTGTGGATTATTTCCAAGAGTCTTTGATGTGTAATATAGGCATCCTAAAATTAACGCAACTAATAATAAACACATTACAATTAAATATCTCTGATCAAAACATACTTGTGCCATGGTTTAACTTAATAATAAGTCTATAATTTTACCAGATATAAAATAAATGCTAAAGTATCAAAGTATCTAAAATCTAAAAAATACTCTAAAAGACTCTAAAAAAAATAAAGATGATGACAAAGTCAAATATTCGAGATTTTATACGAAATAATCAATATAACAGCAACGACCTGCCTTCATATGAAAGTATTCAAGGGAAATGATCAACAAAGTAATCTAATTTATTAAAGAGATCTAACTAAACTGATATAATTCATGCTAGAATATTAAGACCTCTTAAACACATCGATAATTGATAATCACGATTGTCATTCATTTCGTCATTTTCATCATACGTTGCATATGTTCCGACATAAGTAGCTATCGCACCACCAGAAGGATGACCATTGATCTTAAATGTACAATAATAGTCTTGATTATCTTCAATCATCACGAAAGGATCATCTAAAGGCAATTCGCATGTATTTGAAAATGTATATTGTGGTTCTCCATTAATATATCTGACATGAACATATTCTTTGTCCTTATAATAGTCTGTTATTTCCTTAACAACCCATGAGTATTGAACATGTGGATCTTCTGTCATACCTTTGTCGACAAGGAATTGATTAAAATCTTGGATATTTGATACAAATTCACTATATGACCACTCGTCTCTAGCATCCTTAGCATCCTTAGCATCCTTAGCATCATTAAATTTAGTGTTATTGAAAATCTTAAAGTACTTCTTTAGCTTCTTATAACCCTTGGTTTTTTCACACTTATCATTAAAATTAAACTTTATACCTTTTTCAGTCATAGTTAAGGTAACCCAATCAAATAGTGTATCAAAAATTTCATAACATTGTCCATAAGAATCAAACTGTTCTGATGCTGATGCATCATTAAGTTCCTTCTTTAAAACCTGCTTGCACGCGTCATCATAATTATCTGCATTAAAGAGATAAATATGTGGCCAATCATCTAAAGTATGAGCTGAGATTGGGTGAAATAGATAGGTTTTAATGTTACAGCTATTTGTCATAATTATTATGCATAATAGATACATAATGAGAAATCGTTGGATATTTATTAATTATAGATCTAAAATTATTAGCAATCATACTCAATAAGTTCTTACTTTGAATTTCATTATTATTAGTATTATCAGCATTATCAAAATCAATTGATTTAATCAATCTTAATCTTTCATTATAATTTATTGATGTAGGATATTGTTTATTATTATGTACGTATAATATGTTATCATAATCATGTTCACACATTATTTTATTTGTACAGTTGCAAGTCATTATTTTTTTATGATTTTTATGAGTTTTATAAGTTTATGAG